AGCCGGGCACGCCCACCGGCGTGATGCCGCCGTACTCCATGCCCGACGCCTCGACGGCGCGATCCTGCGGCCAGAAGCTCGCCTTGCGCACGTCGAGGCGTTTCTTCACCACGTGATTGACGTCAGCGTTCGTCGTCGCGCGCACGACGCACGCCGCGATCCGCTCCTCGCCCGCGCGCTTGCCCGCCACCAGGATGCAGTTCGACGACAGCGCCAGATCCATGCCGAACTCGCGCGTCATGACCTCCGTGTCCGCCAGCTCAGGGTCGATCGCGACGACGAGGGCCGACGAGGCCGTGGCCACCCCGTGCTCGGCCAGTGCGGTGAGAGCGGCCGCGACCGGCGGCGCGAGCAGATTCAGATTGTCCAGTGCGGGTGCGGGCTCCAGCGAGCCGATGCCGGGAATGATGATGTCGCTCATGGTGTCAGGGTAGGCCTGTCGGCATCGGAGTGTCTGGTGTGGCCGATGGGTAAGCCTGCGTGACGGCCGGGTGTGCGTCCGTGCCCGCGGTGTTCGGGGTCTGCGGTGTTTCGTGCCCGTAGTGTTTCGTGCCCGCGGTGTTTCGTGCCCGCGGTGTTCCGCGGCATGGTCGCCGCAGCTGCGCGCGCCGGGTGAAAACGTGTATGCTGGGGGCCGGTCCTCCGCGTGACGGTATCATCCGAACCTCCCCAGGGCAGGAATGCAGCAAGGATAAGGGTGCGCTGCCGGGTGCGCGGAGGATCTTTGTATATGCTGCTCGATCTTGGTCGGCTGAAGCACGTGCTCCTTCAGTGTGGTTCAGGTCATGACTCTTGATTTTGCATCCTGATGAAGAGCGTGTAAGCTTATACCCAGCCAAACGGCAAAGCGCCCGTAGCTCAATGGATAGAGCATCTGATTACGGTTCAGAAGGTTGGGGGTTCGAGTCCCTTCGGGCGCGCAGCGGCCCCCCTCGGTGCGATCCACCGGTGGGGGTTCTGCGTATCCGCCTCAGTGACGAGGTTTGCGACCGACGTTCCAAGCACAGCCGCGACCCCGTCAAGTTCGTCTAGCTGCCATCTGTGCACGCCACGCCACCGTGTCGTGATCTGATTCTGCGACATGCCAAGCGCGCGCCCGAGGGCGCTTTGGCTATATCCGAGCCGCGCCGCTTCGGCGCGAATGTTCCCAGCAACGATGTCCCCAGTGGAGCGCTTTGCGCTCGCAATTTGTGCGGTGCTCATGTCGTTAGGCTAATGGAAAATACCCTAACTTACCATGTGTGCGCATTTATATAGTGGACAATCCTTGTTGCGAGCTAATGCAAAAAGCATTAGATATGTGTGTATGTCATCGAGTCAATTGATAGTCAGTGAAGCTGTCCGATGCTTTATGGATGCATCTCACATCTCGCAGACCACGCTTGGGCGAATCCTCGGGGTCAATCAATCTCAGGTCTCCGCACGCCTTCGCGGCGTTATCCGTTGGTCTCTCGATGACATTGATCGGCTTGCCGCCGCCGGCGTCCCGATCTCTATCACCGCCTCGACGCTCGAAACGGAGTGACATCATGCACCGCCGCTATCACATCGACTGGACCCAATTCCTCGCCGCGATCCTCGCCCTGACCTCATACGCCGCAATCATCGTCGCGTGCTTCGCGTTCTATGTCCCCTGGCCGATCACCGTACCCCTCATGGTAGTCACCATGATCGCATCGGCTGTTTGGTCGTTTCGCCGCGACCAGCACGAGACCCAGGGGGCGGTCCGATGAGCTCGCGCCTCGTGGATAACGTCTCTCCCGCCCTCATGGCCCGACTGGACCAAGAGTCGGCAAGCATGGCAGCAATGGTCCTGATCCGAGATACCGGCGAAACCGAGCTTGTTGCTCGCGATGAACACACGCCCGCCGAGCTCGCTCGGGCGCTCCGCAACTTAGCGTTCGCTCTCGACTCGGTTCAAGCCGAGTACGACGCCGAAACGGAGCGCCGGAATAATGATTAGTTACTCTGACGCCGCAATCGTCCGCTCTCTCTTGCGTAAAGCCCAAGCAGTCAGCCTTCAGCTCGCCGATGACGCCGCCAAAATGAATGTGACCGGCGCTAAGCGTATGCGTCCTAAAGATCGCGCGCAGAAGATCAAGATGTTGCACTGCTATGTAACTGTCGCCATTCGTTACATGGTGGAAACGCAGCCGTGAGCGCCGTCGCCGCATGGACCGAAGAAGAACGCAGCTGCTTTATCGCCGCTGCGAAGGCCGCGATTAAGGGGCCGCGCGCCGAGGACGCCGCCTGCGCACCTGCCACGCCGCCGTCGCCGCGCCGTGGCGGGCGTCTGAACGCTGGCATGAGCCTCACGTCAATTCTCGCGGCGTTGTCCCGCGTTGGTTGGGGTCCGCTGAGGGGCAGGGAGTTCGCGGCCTCGCGCGCTGTCCTCGACACGCTTGCCCTTCTCGCTCACGACACGAAGAGCGATCTATCAGCGGTTATCCAGACGACGGCGCGGCAGCTCGCGAAGCGCGCGGGCTACTCTCTCAAACACACGTCGCGATGCCTGCAGTGGCTCGAAGACGCGGGCGTCATCGAATGGCACAGGGGCGGCATCCGCACCGGCGCGCCGACGCCCGGCGTCGTCAAGATCATCAAACGCACTTTGGTTAGCTGGGCGCTTTCGTTCCGCTCGGCCTCGGACGCCGAAGACCGCGCCCGTAACGCCGCGACGCGCGCGCGCCTGCAGTTCTACCGCATTCGCCGAAACAATCAGCGCCCCGCCGCGCTCGCTGATTCCCATGTGGACATGAGTTCGCCCCTTCCCTCCCTACGGGATGAGGGCGCGTCTGACGCCGCGCCTCGTTCCACCCGTGAAGAGATCATTTCGCCACCAACACCCACGGAGACCCCCACAATGACGAAGAAGTACCGCCCGACTTACATGCGCTACATGGCGACATACTGCAATCACGGACAGCCCGATCCCGAGCGGTGCAACGCGTGCAAGTACGAAGCAATCATGAGACAGCAAAGCGCTATGGACGCAGAGAAAGCCGCCGCAGAGCGGCGGCGCAAAGAAGAAGAGGAAGAGCAGACATCTAACCCCCTAGCGCCGTGGCCAACGGCATTCGTCGAGTATATGCAAGCTGCGTATCCCGACAGTCACTACCGCTCATGGGCTCGTCTCGCCCTGACAGACTCGAAAGCTAAGGAACTCCTAAATGCCTAACTACGCGCCGAGCCTTGACACCCGCGCCGTTGTCGCTGACATCGCAGTTGATATCGAAGCCGCTGCGATGCGAGCACACGAACAGCTAAACGGCTTGCACCCGTACAGTATGAGCTCAACGCAGTTCAAGCTTGCCGGGCTTGCCCTGCAGATCGCGAGCCTATCGCAACAGATTCGCGCAGAGATCGCCGCATCGTATCCGCCGCCGCCCATGCCGACCGCCGACGACATGAGAGGTGCGCGCCGTGGCCAGTGATGCGATGACCGTAGCCGTGAGCGTCCCTACCGGCGGCAGGGAGTTCTACACGCCCGCCGCGCTCGCTGAGGAACTGAACATGAGCGTTGATTCACTTAAGTCGCTGCGCTCTGCAGGGGGTGGCCCCCCCTTCGTGAAGATCGGCAGGCGCATCGCCTACCCGGTCGTAGGCGTGCGGATATGGGCCCTGCAGCGCATGACGCAGGGAGGGCACTCATGAGCCAAGCTCACGACTCATGGCGCGGCCTGTCCGGTCGGCAGCGCAAGCGACTGACGCAAGTCATCTACGACCGAGATGCTGGCATCTGTCACCTGTGTCGCCTGCCTGTGCGTCGCGAGGACGCGAGCGTTGACCATGTCATCCCGCTATCGAAGGGCGGGCCGTCGACGATGGATAACCTCAAGCTCGCTCATCGCCGTTGTAATAGCGCGAAGGGTAACCGAGTGTGGACAGGTCGCCGTCGCTTCGTCGTCGACGGTCTCGACTGGTTCGAGAGTCGACGCGCCGCCGATTTTTCTGAGATTGATACCTCCGTTCCACCCCGCGCTTTAGTGCCGAGATCTCTTCCCCCAAACAAATAAAAAAAGCCCGAAAGGTAGCCAAAAACGATGAGCGCAGCGACCCTGTTTGCCGTGCCTGAACCCGCCCTAAATCCAGGTACTTTATACGAAGAAACTCTGAAAACCGTGGAACTCATCAAAGAAACGCCCGAAATCGCGCGAAGCCTGGGCGGGCTATGCGCGCTCGCTCTGAAACTCGCTCTCGAAGCGGACAACCTCGACATGAGCGAAAAAGCCTACGCGCGCGTCAAGGTATATGACTCGCTCGCCGCTGTCCTCGACAAGCTCTACCAGGCCGTCGACACATCCGGCGCGGCGTCAGGTAGTCAGCTCGCCGCCGTCCTTGACCTCGTCATCAATGACAACGCCGACCCCGGCAGCGACCTATGAGCCTGCCGCGCCCGTTCCACGTTCTCCCAAAGCCGACGCACTGCCCACCGCCCGACAGCGCGTATCCACTGAATGAGGGCGGCGAAGTCGCACGCGTCGCGCTGCTCATGGGCATTCGCCTACAGCCGTGGCAGCGCCTCGTCCTCAACCGCGCCACGCAATACAGGTGGGAGACGAACGCGCTCGGTGCGCGCATCCGCGCCTACAAGTACAAGACGGTGCTAATCACGGTCCCGCGCCAGTCAGGAAAGACGACGCTTGTCGGACCATTGCAGGTGTTTCGGATGCTGCTTCGCCCAGGCTCGAAGAGCCTGTACACCGCGCAGACCGGCGCAGACGCATCCGAGCGCATCCGCGAGCTTATCGACGCCGTCATCACCTCGCCGCTGCGAGAGATCATCACTCCCAGGTACTCATCCGGCAGCGAAGGCCTCACGATTAAAGAGACCGGCTCGCACCTGCGTCGCTTCTCGCCGACGCTGTCATCTGTGCACGGCGGGCACCCCGCATTGGTCACGATGGACGAAATATGGAAATTCGACAGGTATCTAGGCGAGGGCCTTATTGGCGCTATCGGACCCTCACAGGTAACGATTAGGCAAGAGGCGCAAATCTGGCTTATCTCAACCAAGGGAACGGCGCGCTCGGAATTCATGAACGACCTAATTGAGAAGGGACTCACCGGCTCCGATCCGGCACTGTGCTATATCGAATGGTCAATGGCCGACGGCCTCGACCCATACGACCCGGAAACATGGAAGACATTCCATCCGGCGCTTGGCAACACACAGACCGTCGACTCGCTCGCCGCTGACACCGGCCTGCCCTATGCGGAATGGATGCGCGGCTACATGAATGTCATCGTAGCCACTGACAACCCACTTATTCCGCTCGAAGACTGGGACACGCTCGCGGGCACACCACTCACGCGCCCATCACTCAACGATGTCACTATCGCATACGACGTCGGCACTCTCTCCGAGTGTGCAGCCGTCGTCGCCGCGTGGGTAGACGCAGACGGAAAAACCGCTCTTCGAGTCATACGACAAGCCCCCGGCTCCGCATGGCTCGCGCCCTACGTCGCTAAACTCGCCGATAAATACCCCGACGCCGCAATCTGGGCAGACGACGGAGGACCAACCAGACGCGCGACCGACGATCTACGCGAGCGCTTCGGACTCACCGACCGGATTAGGCCCATGCGCTTCACAGAGCGCGGCATTGCAGACGCCGCCCTCCTCGCAGCGATCACCGAGACACGCAGCATCCGACACGACGGCTCAATCTCGCTGCGCTGCGACATCGCGAACGCTGTCACCAAGGAAACCAACGGGACACCGATCTTCCACCGCGATAAGTCGACGGCACCTATCCCGGCACTCATCGCCGCATCGGTAGCCGCCTACGGAGCCGCGCACCCGCCCGAACAAACCTGGGTGCTCCCCTAGACGCCCCCTATCCGCACCTCACCCGCTCAGGACTTGGCGCGCGCACCCTAGGGGCGTCAGACTCGCCGCATGACATGGACAGAACGCACCCTCGCCGCGCTCGGCATCACCCGCGCCGCCGACGCGACCGGAGCGCTCGCCGCCGTCGCCGCGCCGCCCCGCACACCCTCCCTTGGCGACCCCCGAGGCCTGACCGCCGTTCACCGCGCCCTGCAGGTGCTAACGACAGCCGCCGCTCAACTCCCGCTCACCGTTGAGCGCGGCGGGCGTCTCCTCGAAGGAACCACCGTACCGGCATTCGTCCGCCGCCCCGACCCGCGCATGACGCGATCAACCTGGGTCACCCACATGGTGACCGCGCTCGCGCTCTACGGCAACGCCTACGCCCTCATCGAAAGAGACGACCGAGGCAACGTCCTCTCGCTGCGTCCCCTCGACCCGCGCCGCGTCATGATCACCGTCAACCCCAACACTCACGCGCTCATCATCGGCGTCGACGGGCGCACACTGACCGCCGCCGACGTACTCCACGCACACCTACAGCCCCAAACCGTTGGCGACCCGCTCGGCCTCGGCCCGATTCAAGCCGCCCGCACCGACCTACAGGGTGCCCGGATGACACGAGATTTCGCCGCGCAGTGGTTCGACGGCGCCGGGCAGCCGACCGGCGTACTCTCATCCGACGCCGCGACATACGAAGACGCCGTAAAGGTACGAAACGCGTGGAACGGCCTCGACGCCGACGGCAACCGCGTCGACAGCTCCCTAAACCCCAGCGGCGTGAAAGTCCTGCCCAAGGCATTCAGCTACTCGCCGCTCACGATCAATCCACGCGAAGCGCAGTGGCTCGAAGCCCAGGAATTCAACACGCTACAAGTCGCGAGGCTCTTCGGAATCCCCTCGACACTCATGCTCGCCGCGCCCTCGGGCGGCTCTATGACCTACAGCAATGTTGAACAGGACTGGATTAGCTTCGTCCGCTTCTCCCTCATGTACTACCTGCGACCCATCGAAGAAGCGCTATCAGACGTAGCAGTGAACGGGCAAACCGTCCGGTTCAACCTCGAAGGCCTGCTTCGGTCTGACACGAAAACCCGGTACGACGCATACGCTGTCGCACTTTCCATGGGATTCATGACCGTCGACGAAGTCCGCGCGCTCGAAGGGCGCGACCCGCTCACCAAGATGGAGACCGAATGAGCACCCCGATGATCACACGCAAGTTCGGCGCACACCTGCGCGCCGACGCCGATGACGGCAGAACTCTCACAGGGATAGCCGTCCCTCTCGACGTCGAAACCGAGATCTTTCCCGGCTGGCGGGAAAAGATAGAACGCGGCGCGATTGACCTGACGAGCACCCCAGCGCTGTTCTACAGGCATAACGAACCGATCGGAGTGATCCCCAGCATGACCGAAACTCCCGACGGCTTGCAGATCATCGCTCGGTTCTCAGACACAACGCTTGGGCGTGACGCCGTAACACTTGCCAAGGACGGCGCAATCAAGAATCTTTCGATCGGCTTTTTCGAGCGCGAATACACCGACGAGGTCACAGACGACGGCGCGACCCTGCGCACGCACCACGCGATCGACCTTCGCGAAGTATCGCTAGTGCCCGTTCCTGCCTACGAGGACGCGAAGATCATCGACGTCCGCGAAGCACAGACCGCCCCCACCACAACCACCACGAAGGGAACCCCCATGACCGACCAGATCACCCGCGCTGACATCGACGAGCTCGCCGACGCGTCAACCGACCTCGCCCGCCGACTCTCCCTGCTCGAAACCACCACCGGCACCCCCGCCGACGCTCCCACCGAGACGCGCAGCGCCGGTCAGCTGATCCAAGCCGCGATCGGCGGCGACACCGCCGCCGCTGACGCGCTCCGCCCGTTTGTCGGACGCTCCGCGAACACGACGACCGCCGCTGACGCGCGCATCAACGAACCGACCTTCGTGCGCGACCTCGTCCGCTACATCGACAATGCGAATCCCCTCATGGGCCTGTTCGCTACCGACGCACTGCCTTCCACGGGCAACGTTCTCGAATTCGCGCGCCTCAAGGAATCCACGCTCACCGTCGCACAGCAGACCGCCGAAGGCGCGACCCTGCCGACCGGCGGCGTCGCGACCGAGGTCGCGACCTGCAGCGTGAAGACCTACGGCGGCGGCACTGTCCTCACGCGACAGGCTATTGAGCGCTCGCGCACGAACGTTCTCGACCTCTCGCTGCGTGGAATGGCTATTGAAGCTGGCAAGAAGCTCGCCGCCGACTTCGCGACCTTCTTCGAGACGACAGTCAAGGGACAGGCAGCGAGCGCGGTCACCCTCAACGTCGCAAAGATGAACTGGCAGACTCTCCTCTCCCTCATGCTCGACGCATCGGCAAAGTTCGAGGACATGGCCCTCCCGTGCGACGGCCTCATCGTCGACCGCGCGACGTTCGAGCTCATCGCCGGAATGACCGACACCTCCGGACGCCCCATCATCAACATCACTGGCAACCCCGGCGTCAACAACATCGGCACCGTCAGCGCGTCCGGGAAGTACGTCGACCTCGACGGCCTGCGCATCGTCACCAACCGCCACCTCACGAAGACCGGAATGGGACAGGACATCGTCGGTGCGTTCTACTCCAAGGACGCAATCCGCTCCTACACCTCGCCGCTCGCGTCCCTGCAGGATCAGGGCGTACTTGACCTGACCAACACGTTCAGCGTGTACACGTACGCCGCCTTCGCTGACGAAATGCCTAGCGGCCTCGTCCCCCTCAAGAAGGTTGACAGCCTGTGATTAACGCCGTAAAGCTCGGCGCATTCGTCGCCGCGCCTGACACTGACCCGTATCTCGCAGACTGCGTTGATACGGCAACGGACCTTATCAAGGCATACACAGGCGCGGCGACCATCCCGGACAGCGTCCTCGACCGCGCAACGCTCGAAGTCGCCGCCGATCTCTACCACCGACGCAGCGCGCGAAACGGCGTCGCCGGATTCGACGACAACGACGTGAGCCCGGTGCCCGTGCGCATTAACCGTGACCCGCTCGTCCCGGCCCGCCCGATTCTCGCGCCTTACATGGGGGTGCCCATCGCATGAACACCAAAGAGGCTGCCGACTACATAGTCGCCGTCGCTACCGAGGCCCTGCAGGGCATCGCGGTCGTCGTTAGCGACCCAGAGGACGCGACAGGCCACCTGCTCGCGGGCACCCCCTGCGTCGTTGTCGCGCCCCCATCGATTACCGGCGACACGGGCCCCGCCCGCGTCCTGCGCTTCGAGACGCCCGTCATCGGCGCACCGCTCGGCGACAAGCCCGCCGCGTGGGACGCCGTCGACACGATCATCGACCGACTGACTCCGTACATCGAGTTCGAGAGAGCAGAGCCGATCACATGGGCAGGCGCACAATCCGCGACCGCGCCCGCCTACCTCATCACTCACACCCTGACAGTATTTAAGGAGACCCCAAATGCCTGACCCCGCAAAGAAGATCGCGCAGACGCTCGGCCCCGGTAGCCTCAAGTTCGGCAAGACCGGAGCCGAAACGGAATTCGCCTCGAAGGTCACGAAGGCGACCTATGACCCCGGCTACTCCGAAGCCGACACGACGCCCATGCTCGACGGCAGCGACTTCAAGCCCGAAGGCGATTGGAAGGGCGGCAAGATCAGCGGAACCTTTTACCAAGATTTCACGTTGGCTGGCCTCGAAGCGTGGTGCTTCAACCACGCCGGCGAAACTATGCCGTTCGTCTTCACGCCGAAGACCGGCCAGGGCAACTATAAGATCAGCGGCGATTGCGTGATTAAGCCGGTCAGCATCGGCGGCGACCCCAAGAAGACGAACACCGCTGACTTTGAGTTCTCCGTCCTCGGCAAGCCCCGGATGGAAGCCACGGCCTGACTTGGTGAAGTACTTCGAGGCGTATCACCTCGACGGCTCCCGCGAGCTGCGGCGCGCACTGCGCAAAGCGGGTGACGATCTCAGCGACATGAAGGCCGCCCACCGCGCCGCCGCTGAGATCGTCACCGCCGCCACACTCCGAGCCATCCCCCGCGTCACCGGCAGGCTCGCGCGCACCGTCCGCCCCGGCGCATCGAAAGTCAGCGCGACAGTGCGCGCAGGCTCGAAGCGCGCGCCCTACGCGTTCGCGGTGCATTGGGGACGCATGTACTGGCCATCGAAAGAGGCACAACCAAACCCGCCGCGCCGCCAACACCAAGCGTTCGTTTACCCGCGCTACTACATCACAAAGCCCGCAAGCGAGACAGAACCGAAATGGATTGAAGAATACATGTCTCGCGTCAACCAAATCAAAGAAACCATAGAAGAGGAAGCCAGACCATGAAGAAGCTCTTCATCTCCATCGAAATGACCGACGGCACCGCTCACGAGAACCTGCGCATCTTTGCCGCCGACCGCGTGCGCGCAAGCGAGATCGCACGAACGAACTCTATCCCGTGGGAAGACACGCCGAAGTGCCACGCCCTGCTTGGCTACTGCACCGTCAAGCGCCTCGGCCTGACCGACGCCCCCGACTTCGATACGTGGATGGACAACGTAGTCGACTTCGCCCTGACGAATGACGCGCCCGACTTCGTGGACCCTACGACACAGACGGCCTAACAACCGCCGTCGTCGCCTTAGCGATCCGCTCAGGCATCCCCGTGCACACGTGGCTGGCAGGTGACCCCGTCTATCTAGAAGAGGCCCTGACGCTCTTAGAGGAAGAGGCAGACCAACGCAATGGCTGGTAAAAGCGCAATTCTCGCCGTCAAAATCATCTCAGACGCGAAACCCGCTATTGAAGGATTCAAGCAGACGGCAGACAGTGCGGACGGCCTCGGCGGCAAGCTCGCGGCGATTGGCCCCGGCGCTCTCGCCGTCGGCGGGGCCGTCATCACGGGCGTCGTCGCCGTCGGCAAAGCGTTGTATGACCTCGGCTCTCGATTCGACGAAGTCGCCGACACGATCCGCGTCGGCACCGGCGCGACCGGCGAAGCCCTCGACGGCCTCGTCGACGTTGCACACGGCGTCGCGACGACGATTCCTACCAGCTTCGAGCAGGCAGGCACGACCGTCACCGACGTCAACACCCGCCTCGGTCTGACCGGCGACACGCTCCAAACGGTCGCTTCGCAGTACCTTGAGGCAGGGCGCATCCTCGGTAGCGAGGTGGACATTGCCGGGACATCCGCCGCGTTTAGTGCCTTCGGCATTGAAGGCGAGGCTGTCAGCGGCGCACTAGATGAGCTTTTCCAAGTTAGTCAGGCCACCGGCGTCGGCATGAATGAGCTCGCCTCAAGCGCGCAGAAAAACGCCGGTGCGATGCAAGAACTTGGATTCGGCTTCGAGGACTCGGTCAGAATGGTCGGTGTCCTCAATAAAGCCGGTATCGATGCGGACGCGACCCTTGGTGCGATGCGTAAGGGCCTCCTTGGCATGGTACAGCCAGGCGAAGACATGCAGGCCACGTTCAAGCGAGTCACTGGCGAAATTCAGGGCTATATCAATGCTGGCGACTCTGCAGCGGCCCTGAACGAAGCAAAGAACATCTTTGGCGCTAAGGGCGCTGACGAAATGGTGCGCGCGATCCAAACGGGCGTGCTATCGATGGACGACCTGACGGCAGCGACCGGGCAGACACAGGACACGATCCTTGGCGTCGGTAAGGACACGATGGACGCCGCCGAAAAGTGGGAAATCCTGAAAAACCGTGGCCTCGAAGCATTAGAGCCACTGGCGTCCGGCGTGTTCGACTTCGTTGGCGATGCGCTTGGTGCTGTCCTCGACTGGCTCGACACCGCCGACTTTACGCCCCTCACGAATGCGTTTAACTCCCTGCAGCCCGCTATCGACGCCGTTAAGGGCGCGTTCTCGTCCTTCGACACTTCCACGGCTACCGGCGCATTCACCTACCTTCAGCCGATCATCGAAGCGTTCGGAACCGCTATCGGCGACGCGGTCCCGAAGATTATGAGCCTCGCGCAATCGATTCAGGGCGCGCTCACGCCGATCATCGAAGCGCTCGCCCCTATTGTTACGGGCGTCATGCAGACAATCGGGGAAGTATTCATGGCTGCGCTCGATATCCTCACCGGCGCATTCACTGTCCTTCAAGGCCTGTTCACAGGTGATTGGCAAATGGTGTGGGACGGCGTCGGTCAGATCGTCGACGGCGCAATCAACCTCGTCGTCTCTGCCCTGAGTGGCTGGTTCAACATGATGCAGGGCTTCTTCTCGACCGGCGTCAGCATGCTTCAAGGGCTATGGTCATCTGGCTGGGAAATGATCAAAAACGCCGTATCCAACGGAATATCTAGCGTCATTTCGACCGTGGCCGGTTTGCCCTCCTCGATACTGTCAGCGCTCGGCAACCTCGGCTCTCTCCTGTACAGCGCCGGTAGCAACGTCATCGCCGGGTTTATTAACGGCATCCGCTCCAAGGCTTCAAGCCTCGCATCCGCCGCAATCGACACCGTGAAAGGCGGCGTGGACGCCGTCCTCAACTTCCTCGGAATTCACTCGCCTTCGAAGCTGTTCTACAAGATCGGCGGCTTCACAGGCGAGGGCATGGTACTCGGCATCCGAAGCCAAGCAGACGCCGTCGCCGACGCATGGGATGACATGATGACCGTCCCTGACGCACCGCGCATCACCGTGACGCCCGCCTCACTATCCGGTCGCACTACGCCCGCCGCGCCCGTATACAACATCAATGTCAGCGGCGTGCTCGACGGCATGGACGCCGCTCGCAAAATCCGCGAAGTTCTCGCCCAGTACGACCGCGTCACCGGCACGGTCAGAATGGGAGCCATCGCATGACGCCCGAGTACTCCGCACGCCTCACCGTCAGCGGCACCGAGCTCGCAGCATCTGCCGACGCCCTACACACCGGCGCGCCTGCTCTCATCGACGGCCTCACCTTCCAGTGGGGACGCGATTCCCGCGTCGCACAGCCAGACCCCGGCTCTCTCACTGCAACGCTTCTCGTCCCATCCGACCGCGCACGCGACACCCTCGCGATGCTGACACCCGGCGCAGAGGTCGTCGCCTACACCTCATACAAGGCAAGCGAACGATCCGGTAACCTTGTCAAGTTCTATGACTTCGGCACCCTGCTACTGCCGCGAACCATCAACGAAGGCGAGTCACTGACCGCCGCGCCCGCGCCGCTCAAACTCATGGCCAATACCGGCGACCAATGGACAGGATTCTCCCGCTACGACGGCCCCGACTTCGTGTCTTACCTGTCTTACACCGTATCTCGCTCATACGCGCCAGCCCTAAGCGCACTCGCCGTCCGCCCCGTGTACTATGCGACCCCTCGTGACCCCGCGCCCGCGCTCGGACCGTGGACAACTGTCCCGACAACGGTCGGAACGCACACGGTCGGCATCGGCCCCGCAACCACGCGCGCGCCGCTCGACCCCGCACACATCGGCACGTTTATCGGATGGGAACTCAAAGCAACCCGCGCAGGCGCGGCGTTGTTCGGCACCATTACCGAGCCGTTTTCGCGGCATACAGAGCCGTTCTCGCAGACCGGCGGAATCACGATCAGCGAGATGAACGTCAATACATCCGCGTCGACAGTCGTTGAGCTCTGCATCTTCTCCGGTCGCGTCGCATCAGCACCGATCACATGGGACGAAAAAGCGCACACCGCACGTATCACGCTCTCCTGTAATGAATGGACGACCGACCTCAAAAACCACAAGGTTGGTGCCGAGCCCTGGCCGCCAGAGTCGGCATTCCAACGCATTAACCGCATTCACAAGCTATGCAATATCCAATGGTCAATTGGAACTGGCGTATTACTCGACACGCTGGCCGCGCCCCGCGATATCGATTCACGGCCAGCGCTCGACCTCATTCACGAATACGCAACCGCAATCGGAGCCGTCGCGTGGCCATGCAGAAACGACACCTTCGGTGAGTACTTCATTCTCGAAGCCGAAGACTCGCGTATCAACCTCCTCAAGGTCATTTATGACCGGACAGGGCGCGCCTCAATTACCGTCAATAACAACGCCTGGCAACCAACCAGCATCGACGCCGCCGCTCTTCGCCGCTCCGGCGTGACAGTCGATCGCGATGTCAGCGCCCTCGCAAGCGCAGTGCGCGTGAGTGCTAAGCAGACCATCCCGCCCGCCGTCGACGGCCCCGCTGTCGACGATCCGCACGCATGGGAAGACTACGACGTATTTATCGACGACCCCGGGCGCTCACGTGAATTCGGCGCGCATGAAATCCACATTACCGCCGGAATCGCCGCCCGCACCGACCGCACGACAGGTCTCATCGGCACGAGGAAAACACCCGAAGACCTCGCCCGCGCCGTCCTCGCCCGGTGCGCGCCCGGACAGTGGAAGATTCAAGGCCTCACGCTCGATTCACGCGCGAGCGCCGCGACGACCGAGACCCTGACTAGCTTGCTCAGTATCGCGAAGCGCCCCGGCCGCGCGATCATCCTTAGCAACATGCCCGAATGGATGCCAGGCGCGCCCTCTATCCCCGTCTACCTCGAAGGCGCAAGCTCAACGCTTACCGGCAAGCACTGGGAAATAGCACTCACGATCACACACGGCGGCTCCCAATTCTCAGCTATCACATTCAAGCAATGCGACGCACACATATTTTCCGACTATCAAGACCTTACATTCTCTAACCTAGCCACCGCCCAAGCATGAAAGGACGCCCATCATGAGCGCAAAGACCCCTCGGTATCAAATCGAATTCCCCACAATCTCAGATCGCGTCGCCGACGCGCCCGCAATCAATCAGCGGCAATCTCAAAAGATTGAAGAGCTGTTGACGCGTATCATTAATTCGCGGCAACAGGGGCGCGTAGCTCTCGGACAATACCAGCCGAATCAGTCTTACAGCGCGAAGATTAATTTCACGCGCCCATTCCGCAAGACCCCGAATATCGCAGTGTCATGCAATAATCAGCGTTTGCGACTTGCCATTTACGACGTGTCTGCAAGCGGATTCACATACTTTTGTTGGAACGATACGAGCACTCCCAACGACGCATCCGCATATTTCGATTGGATCGCGTCAATTGATGAATTCAACGACTGATTGGAAAATAGACCATGAGTACAGCTAACGATCTTGCGCGCCGCGCATACTGGATGTGCGCAGAAGCCGATATCGGATATTCCCAGCCGAATCGCCTCGACATTGCCCGCACACGCGGCGTTGAATCACCCGGCTTCCAAGCCGAGGCAGATTGCTCAAGCCTTGCACTCGAAGCCGCTCGACAGGCCGGAATCCCGACCGGCTCCGCGTCTTACACGGGGGACATGCGCGCAGGCCTCGAAGCCGCCGGATGGGCTGTCATCCCCTACGGCCTCACGGGCGGCAACGCCGACAACCTATATACGGGCGACCTCGTCCTGTCCGAAGCCGCATCCGGAGGCGTTGGGCACGTCGCTGTCTATATCGGTGATGACCGTCTCGCCGAAGCATGGATTGATTCGACCGGCGATATTGGCGGCTCGGCATGGGGTGACGGCCCCGGCGACGACAACAACGGAGAAACACGGGTAGTCAATTTCTACGCGCACCCATACACGATACGGGGCGCATGGACGCACATCCTACGCCCGCCAGCTGATTCAACTACCTCGGGCGCAATTCCTGCACCCGCATCTATCACACCTACCAAGAACGGAGAACACCACATGCACATCATCACCACAAAGACGCCGTGGGGCGAATGGGCCTACGCGATCATCCACGACGGTATTGGCGGCGCACGCGCCGTCGACAACACGTACGGCGAGCGCACTGCATATGAACAGATGCTGGGCGCGGCGAAGGTTGTCGACTGGGATTTTTACAACCTCTTGGTGCGCCAGGCCTGGGAGCGCCACAATTTCGCCGTCGACGTCATCCGCAACGGAGTGCGCGAGGACATTCAATCAGCCGTACAGCGCGTTGTCGACGCCACTAAGAAGGATGCCTGACATGAGCGAACCAAAGCACGCACAGACCCCCGAGCGCGTCGCCTGGCTTACCCCCGACGTGCGGCGGTGGCTTTACGGAATCGCAACTGCCCTCGTGCCAATCCTCGTCATTTACGGCGTGATTGAGTCAGAAACAGCGCCCATGTGGATAGCCCTCGTCGCCTCCGTTCTCGGCACAGGCACAGCTCTCGCACACGTCCCCGGCGGGAACTCGTGAGCTTCACCGCCGAGGTTATCACTGCCCTCGGCGGCCTGACGGGCCTCTCAACCGTCGTCGCATCCGTGGCCACGCTCGTGCAAGCCCGCCGAATTCACGCCCGCGTGAGTCCCAACCACGGCTCAAGCATCTCGGACGCGACAGCGAGAATCGAAGAGCGACTAGCCGACCACGGTGAAACCATCCGCCGCATCGAAGCCGAGCAAACGCGACAAAGCGCTGACGTGCTCATCGCGCGCCACTCGGTAGAATCGCTCACGCGCGAAGTCAAGGGGCTCGGGCACGAGATCGGAGACCTTCGAGCGACGCGCGATCGCGAACACGGCGACTATGACGAGCGCATCCGAAAGCTCGAAGCACAGCCGAGCTAAACCGCCGCGCTCATCGCCGCCGCACGCAAGGTATCATCATCGACCGCAACATAACGTTGCGTAGTCGCTACCGACGCATGACCTAGAAGCCTCTGCACGCTCACTAGGTCATGCGTCGCGCGGTTTACGACCGTCGCGAACCGGTGGCGCAATTGGTGTAAGGTCACGCCCTCGGGCAACCACTGTGAACCGAGCTTTCCGACGTGACGGGCAGTCATGTGCCCGCCGGGACCAGGCAGAAGCCAGTCACGCCCCGCTAGGACGCGCTCGACCTCGCGACCAAGCGACGGCGACAAGGGGACGAGGCGGACGCGATCACCCTTGCCGTGCACAACGAGGGTGACGCCCGCGAGGTCTGCGAGAAGATCGCGCCGGTGCACGCGCGCGATCTCGCCGCGCCGCAACCCTGCTTCGCCCGCGAGCCGTAGGATGACGTGCCCCCGTTCGTCCGCCGCCGCGAGGGCGACCCTATACGCTCGATCGGTTGCCGGGCGTGGAACAGCCGGGCCGGGCTTGATCGATGGAAGCGCACCCGTGGGGTCTTCCGCGCAAATCCCAGCATCGACCGCCCACCCGTAGAAGCTGCGAAGGGACGCGTAGTGCGATCGACGGGTCTCGCGCGCCCACTCGCGCGCACCGGCCCAATCGACCAGGCGCGCGGCACTGACCATACCCGGCCCCGGCGTGCCCGTCTGCCTTGCAAATCTGCGCAGATGCTCTGTTCGCGTCTCAATACTCGCCGCTGATCGCCCTGCAGCTCGCAGGTGCACGGCCCATGTCTCGATCGCCGCCGACCACGCGGCGGGCATCGCATACCGTTTCATGACAACTATGCTGCGCTAGGTGTTGGCTGCTCTGGTTTATCAATGAGTTTCGCCACATTACGCGGCGTTTCGCGCGGCTCTCGATCGCCCTGACCGTCGATTACTAACCAGAAGGTTGGGGGTTCGAGTCCCTTCGGGCGCGCAGCGGCCCCCCTCGGTGCGA